GTGCCTGAGCCTGTGACATTGGACCAGTGGGCAGAGCAGCATTTTTACTTGTCTAAAGAGTCTAGCTATGTAGAGCAGAAATGGAAGGCATGGCCGTTTCAACGTGCCATTCTTTCATGGATGTCTAATGACGACATTCAAGAAGTTAATTGGCGCAAGTCTGCGCGTGTTGGTTACACCAAATGCATCTTAGCTTGTATTGGTTATACCGCTCACCATAAACGCCGTAATCAAGCTTTGTGGCAACCAACTGATGATGACCGCGATGAGTTTGTAAAGACTGAGCTTGATCCAATGTTGCGTGATGTTGAAGCAATGTCACAGGTGATATCAACTACCAATGCACGTGATAAAGATAACACCTTGCAGCAGAAAAAGTTTAAAGGCAGCATGTGCCATTTGCGAGGTGGTAAGGCTGCGAAGAATTATCGCCGCATATCTGTTGATACTGGCTATCTTGATGAGTACGACGCCTTTGATAGCAATATCGAAAAAGAGGGTGACGCAGGTGACTTGGCAAGTAAACGTGTTGAGGGCGCTACGTTTCCTAAAATGATATTTGGCACTACGCCAAAGCTGGATGGTTTTAGCAACATTCAGAAACGTGAGCGTAATGCAGACGTGTTAATGACTTACCGCATTCCATGCCCACATTGTAATGAGTTCCATGCCATTACCTGGGGCGGTAAAGATGAGCCTCATGGTTTTAAATGGAATGATGGTGATCCTGATAGTGCACGTCATTTGTGCCCACATTGTGGTGCTTTAATCACACAGGCTGAATATCTTGCCGTGACTGATAAAGGTCGCTATGAATCTGAGAGCGGGATTACTTCAGACTTTGATGGTGTGTTTAGAGACGCTGATGGTAACGTGATGCGTGCACCACGTCATGTGGCTGTCAATGTTTGGTCTGCCTATAGTCCCAATGTTTCATGGGCTGGAATCGTTCGAGAGTTTCTTGAAGCGCACCAGGAGATGATGGAGGGCAAGTCTGAAAAGATGCAAACCTTCACCAATACCACACGTGGTGAGTATTGGGCGCAGGATGTAGATAAGACTGATTCTGAAGAAATTCAATCTCGTGCTGAGCCATTCCCGCTTGAGCGTGTGCCTATGGGTTGCCTGATGCTACTGGCTGGTGTTGACACGCAAGATAACCGTCTTGAGTGTGTAGTTTGGGGTTACGGTAGATCTGGCCAAATGTGGACCATTGCGCATAGGATTTTCTTTGGTAATCCATCTCAAGATAAAGTTTGGGAGGATCTTGAAGAGTTTTTATTTGATACACAGTTTCAGCATGCCAGTGGTAATCATCTTAGCATTTATGCGACTGCAATTGACTCTCGTGGACATAATACACATGCGGTTTATAACTTCTGCAGTAAACATCAACGCCGCCGTGTTCATGCGATTGCTGGTCGTAATGGTCGTGAAAAGCATATCAAGGATGGTGCTTCAAAAGTAGATATTGACTGGCGCGGTAAGGTATCTAAGCAAGGCTGTATTTTATGGTGGGTTGGTACTAATCACGCTAAAGACCTCATTTATAACCGCTTGCAGATTACTAGACCAGGCCCAGGCTATATTCACTTTTCTGATGAGCTGTCAGATGAGTTCTTTAAACAGATCACGGGTGAGAAAAGAACTACACGCCGCAACGCTAGGGGGGCTGAGGAGTCTGCATGGGTTGCCACAAGAAAGAGGGTGGAGGCATTGGACTGTACTGCTTACACCATATGGTTAGAAATTCATTTAGATCTACATAAAAAACCAGAGCGATTTTGGCTTGATCTTGAATCAAAGGTGCAGCCGGCAGTAAATGATTTATTTGATATTGATGTAGTGCCAGAGGTGATATCTGAGAGAGCTAAAAAGATTCCGCCTAAAGTAGTAGTTGCCCCAGTTGCGGTGCCTAAGAAAACAAACAGATTTGCAAGTGATGATTGGATGACTAGAAAATGACAATAAAAATTAATAGCGATGATGATGCAGTTAGTCTTAGGTTTGAGATTGCAGCAATATTGCGTGAAGAGATGGGATTGCACGAACAGTATGCGACGACTCTTGCAGAGCCGATTGTCAACGGTCTGAAGAAAAGATTTAGTGGGCAGGAAATCTACATAGCTAAAAATGAAAAGACAGATATTTTAGAGCGAAATTCAAACATTAGGCGTGAGTTTAATGGTCGCAATCTTGCAGAGGTAATGAAAAAATATGATCTAAGTAAACCTGCTATATACAAAATATGTAGAAATAAATAAAAATAATCAGTCTACTTTTCCCCTAAAAAGTAGACTGGCAATCCACTACTCTGAGCAGTATGACAACTGCTTCAGACATGCTCGACAAATACCTGGCTGCAGAGCAAGCCATTTTAGACGGTAAAAGTGTTAGCTTTAAAGGTAGAACTTTAAGCTACGAAAACCTGCAAGAAATTCGCGATGGGCGTAAGGAGTGGGAGGCTCGTGTAGCAGCTGAGCAAACCCCATCATCAGTAAAGTCCAAGCAAATTGGTGGTTTGTCTGTTGCTGTCGCGAGGTTTGACCAATGAAGAATCCTATTGATTCTGTCGTTGAGTTTTTCTCACCTATTCGTGCTGTTAAGCGAACTGCAGCACGTAATGCCTTAGCGCATTATGAAGCAGCTAAGCCAAGTCGCGCACGTAAATTTAACCGTGATAAATCATCCCCTAATCAATTAGTAAGCCAAGGTGCTGTTGCTTTGCGAACACAGGCGCGTCATCTTGAGCGGAATCATGATATTGCACGCGGAATTATTCGCTCATTTGTCAATAATGTAGTGGGTGCAAATGGTGTTGGTATTGAACCTCAGCCTAGAAATAAAGACGGCAGTATCAATACTGAATACGCTGATGCATTACGCAAAGAGTGGGTGAATTTTTGCAAGACTCCAGAGGTTACACACACCTACAACTGGAGCCAATCTCAGCGCGTGATGTGTCGTACTTGGTTGCGCGACGGTGAAGGTTTTGCACAAATGCTCACGGGCATTATCCCAACTTTAGATCACGGCACCAGAGTGCCATTTTCTATTGAGATGTTTGAAGCGGACTTAATCCCAATGGATTACGACGATGGAGAAAAAATCCGTCAGGGTATCGAGCGTAACGAATGGGGTCGTCGCACCAATTATTACATTTATAAAACCCACCCTGGTGATGCATCTGGTTATATAACACGCACGGCAATGAAGCGTGTGCCGGCTAATCGCGTATTGCAGGTTGCTTCATTGGAGCGCATGGGCCAGCTTCGTGGTGTGTCTGAATTTGCAAGCGTTATTACCCGACTTGAGGATGTTAAAGATTACGAAGAGAGCGAACGTGTAGCGGCAAAAGTAGCAGCATCGCTTACTGCGTACGTAAAACGTGGCAGCCCTGATTTGTATACTGGTGCAACTGCCGATGCAGAGGGTAATACTGTGCCTCGTGACATATCGCTTGCGCCTGGGACCATCATTGACAATTTAGCTATTGGTGAAGAAATCGGCTTAATTGATAGTAAGCGTCCAAATCCTAATGCGCTCACTTGGCGACAAGGCCAGCTAAGAGCCGTGGCTTCTGGTGTTGGTGCTAGTTATAGCACTATTGCGCGTGCCTACGATGGTACTTATTCAAGCCAGCGCCAAGAGCTGGTAGAGCAGTGGATTAATTACGCGATTCTTACTGATGAGTTTGTGGGTATGTTTGTGCAGCCAGTGTGGGAGCAATTTGTATTGGCTGCACATTTATCTGGTGTTGTGCCTATTCCTAAAGGCATGAGTATTGATGAGGCTAACGATTGTTTGTTTGTTGGTCAGAACATGCCTTGGATTGATCCATTAAAAGAGGCAGCTGCTTGGAATAGTTTGGTGCGTGACGGATTTGCGAGTGAGGTTGAGGTGATTCGTAAGCGTGGCCAGAACCCGCGTGATGTGCTTGAGCAAATTGCTGAGTTCCGTAAAAAGGCTAAAGAGAAAGAGCTTGTGTTTAGTTCTGATGCAAAAACAACGTCAGGCAATGGTGCTGCTCAGGACATGCTCAAGTTTCAAGGTGTAAATAATACAAATCCTGCAACAGATTAATTAGTCTACTTTTCCCCTAAAAAGTAGACTGGATTGTTGGCAAACTAAAAACTTCTGAAAAGGACATTAACAATGCCTCAAAAAAACTTTTACAAAATCAAAGCAGCCGTCAATGGGGCTACAGAAATTTTAATCTATAACCCAATTGGTGAAAGTTTTTGGGATGAAACAACTAGTGCAAAAAACTTTATAGCTGAGTTGGGTGCTATTGACAGCCCTAATATCACTATACGCATTAACTCAATTGGTGGATCTGTTATTGATGGTATAGCAATCTACAACGCAATTAAACGCCACCCATCTGAAATTACAACAGTAAACGATGGTGTTGCCGCAAGTATTGCCAGTGTGATTTTGATGGCAGGTGACAAAGTTCAGATGGCAGACAACGCGCAAGTAATGATACATGCGCCAATGACATATGCAGGTGGTAACGAGCAAGATTTTGAGCAAGCAATAGAAATGCTTGCATCATTCCGTGAGTCTATGGCTATTGCCTATGCTGACAAAACTGGCAAAGACAAGCAGGTTTATATGGATTTGATGGCTGATGGTAAAGACCATTGGTATTCAGCAGAACAGGCGCTTTCTGAGAATTTCATTGATGAAATTACTGGTGGATTAGCAATAGCAGCTAGTTTAGACATTGGAGCCATACAGGCGCAATTAAAAGATTTTTATGCAGTAAAACAACCCGTGGCAGCCGCCACAACAACTAAGGAGACTCACATGCCTCAAGCAACACCAGTGGCGGCAGAAACACCAAACGCCACAGTTAGAACAGAAGATCAGATTCGTGCAGAAGCAGTTGCTCAAGAATCTGAGCGCCGTAATTCAATTGGACAAGCATTTGCTAAGTTCACAACTACGCCTGGTGTGGCTGAGTTGATGGCAGCTTGCCAGAATGATATTGCTTGCACTGTGCAAATTGCAAATGACCGTTTGCTTGCAAAGTTGGGTGAGAACGCTTCACCAGTTGCAGGTACGCATATTGTAACAATTGCAGATGAGCGTGATAAAGCGCGTGCTGGTATTACCCAGGCTGTGCTTGCCCGTGCAGGCTTAGCTAAGGCTGAAGGTAATAACCAATTCCGTGGCTACACTTTGTATGAGATGGCGCGCGCGTCTTTAGAACAATCTGGCTTTAAAACCAGCGGTCTAGGCAAAATGGATTTAGTGGCTGCAGCATTTACACATAGCACCTCTGACTTTGCTAGCTTATTAGCAAACATTGCTAATAAATCGATGATGAAGGGTTATGAAGAGGCTGACGAGACATTTCAGCTATGGACCAGTGTTGGTAATTTGCCAGACTTTAAATCGACAAAACGTGTTGATCTAAATGCTTTCCCATCTTTAGATAAAGTGGTTGAAGGTGCTGAGTACAAGTACGCCACTGTTAGTGATCGTGGTGAAACTGTCCAGTTGGCTACTTACGGTAAGTTGTTCAGCATCACCCGTCAAGCAATCATCAATGATGATTTAGACTCCTTCACTAAAATTCCACAACGTATGGGCCGTGCTGCTATTCGCACAGTGGGTGACTTGGTTTATGCCGTGCTTACTGGTTCTCACAATATGTATGACGGCAAAACATTGTTCCATGCTGACCACGCAAATATTGCCACGGCAGCTGCT